GATCGCCCTCAGCATGCTTGGGAAAAAACAAAAAGCTAGAGGCTTTAAGAAGAATCTCGAGTAATATAAAAGGAAATCAGTGATTTACTTTTTTTTTCTTTTGTTATTTCTGTGAAATGCAAAATCAGGGAGTTTTTTTATGGCTAAAAAAGCCGCAAGTCTCAAACCTATGGGTCGTCCATCAAAGTACAAAGACGACTTTTGTGAGCAATTAATTAAGCACATGTCGGAAGGCTTCTCTTTCGAGTCCTTTGGTGGTAAAATTTCTGTCAATCAAGACACTCTCTACGCTTGGGCTCGCACCCACCAAGAATTTTCCGATGCCAAAAAAGAAGCGTTTGAAAAATCCCGCCTTTTTTGGGAAACCATTGGAATCAAAGGCGCTCAAGGAAAAATCCCTTTTTTTAACGTGACAGCTTGGATCTTTAATATGAAAAATAGATTCGGCTGGCGTGATCAGCTTCAGCTTTCAAGTGATGACGAAAGAGGGGACCGAAAAATCGTTCTAGCTTATGAGCTAAAACCAAAAGATGCTCAACAACTCAACCCCTAGCTTTACTGAGTTTGACCCGAAGGTCATTCCTTATCAGTATAAAGTGTTAGAAGACCTAGAATGTCATTTTGACTATTCGATAGGGACACACGAGTGTCTTCTGTCTGGGTCTGTCGGAAGCGCTAAAAGCATCCTCATGGCTCACTTGGCTGTTAAACACTGCCTAAAGTGGCCTAGAGCCCGAGTTTTTGTTGGAAGGCGTTCCCTTGCAGACTTAAGGCGCACGATATGGCGCAAGCTTATAGACCATTTAGACGGATGTCTTAAACAAGGAGTCGATTACAAAGTAAACCTGTCTCGTCTTGAGATTAGGTTTTGTAACGGATCCGAGATTATGTGTGGCTCTTGGGCTGATGGTCAGTATATGAAACTTCGTTCTCTGGAGCTTTCAAGTGTCATCATTGAGGAACTTACAGAAAATGACGAAGACGATAAGCAGGCTTACGATGAAATAAAAATGAGGGTGGGGCGCTTACCACACGTTCTAGAAAACTGGATTGTCTCTGCGACAAACCCCGACACTCCTGATCACTGGGCTTATAAGTATTTTATCGAAGGGGCAAGAAGGTTTTCTACAAGACATGTTTACTATTCAGTCACTACTGACAACCCGTTTCTCCCACCACAATATATTGAACAGCTTAAAAATGATTTAGACCCTAAAATGGCTCGCAGAATGATTTATGGCGAGTGGCTAGAGATTCAAGGCGAGGTTGTTTATTATGCTTACGATAAAGATAGACAGTTTATCCCAAAAACTTATGTGGTTAACAGACAGTTTCCTGTGATTTTAACCTGGGACTTTAACATCGGCCAAGGAAAACCAATGTCGATGGCTTGTCTTCAATACATAGACGATACCTTTCATGTTTTTAACGAAGTAGTTATTCACGGCGCAAGAACAGCCGACACGATTGACGAGTTAGAGTTTAAAGGGCTTTTAAACCCTGAGTGGACCTATCATGTGTCCGGAGACGCCGCCGGCAAACACAGAGACACTAGAGGGTCTAGAACTGACTATGATATTATTTTGAAGGAACTACAAAACAGAAACCTAAAATTAGTCTTTAGGGTACCGCTAGCTAATCCAGCGGTGCGTTCACGGCACAATTACGTAAATGCTTACTGTCAGAACGCAAAGGGACGTGTAAGACTTTTTGTTTACAAGGAAGCACCAACTGCTGACGAGGGGTTTAGGTTGACCAAACTTAAAAAAAATGCAGGATACTTAGAAGATGACTCAAAATCTTATCAACATATTGGCACTGCCATTGGCTATGCCATTTGCTTTGAGGCAACTAGTGCCCAGAGAAAACCACAGGGAACAGTGATCACATGATTGACTACCGCACGGTAACAAGACTCGTTGAAAATCATTCAGATTGCCTAAACCATAATCACGTTCTTTTAGACATTTTAGAAGGCAACCTTATGTCCTACGTAGTCGATGACCTTAAACGGTCTTTGTCTCCTCAGGTGTTTGAGCAAGCCATGCATAGAATCGTACCCATAAACATTTTTCCTAAAGTTATTGATAAGCTTACAAACATTTATCAAACTGGCGTTGTGAGGGAGGTCGTAGGAGGCTCTCAGAAAGATTCTGACCTTCTTAACTGGTACGTAGAGAGTCTCGATATCAACTCTCAACTAAACAGCGCTAACGAGCTCTTTAACGCCTGTAAATCGCTACTCCTTTATCCTTACGTTTACAATGGAAAGCCCTTTGTGCGGTCCATCGAAAACGATCGCTTCGTTGTTTATTCAGATAATCCCGTTAATCCATGTCATGTGACCGACGTAGTTCTACTTGCCGGCAGAAAAAACGAAAAAGATCTTTACTGGGTTTATTCACAAGACGGCTTTTACGCCATGACTAGCGACGAAAAGATGGACCTTCAAGAGATGATTAGGGTTGGTAACCCTGAAGGTGAAAACCCTTTTGGAGTTTTACCGTTTGTCTACGCAGCGGATTCTAAGCATAAGCTTAACCCTACCCAAGATACTGACACCCTAAAAGTCATCAAAGTGCTTCCTATCATGCTAACAGACCTTAACCTTGCTGCGATGTTTCAATCATTTAGCATGGTTTATGGCATTGATTTAGACGACGAAAACATTGTCTTCGCCCCAAACGCTTTTTTGCGGTTTAAGTCTGATCCGACCAAACAAACTCAACCTTCTATTGGGACCATTAAGCCTGAAGTTGATTTTGACCAGGTTTTAAGACTGATCGAGTCCGAGCTTTCCATGTGGCTTGGTACTAAAGGCATTAGAGCATCTACGATTGGGGCTCTTTCTACTGAAAACTTTGCTAGCGGTGTTTCTAAGCTTATTGACGAGATGGACACCTTCGAAGCCCGTCAAAAACAAGTGTCTACCTTTCTTAAAGTAGAAGAAATGTTTTGGGGCCTAATTTTAAACTATATGCATCCTGTCTGGGTACAACGCGGAGAAGTTGAAAACCGCACCCTTTGGACTCCAGGGGCTAAGGTCAAAACAACGTTTGCGATGCAACTGCCAATGCAGTCTAGAGGTCAGCTTGTAAGAGATCTCAGAGACGAGTATTCATCTGGCTTTATTACAAGAAAACGTGCCGTAGCAAAACTAAATCCACACATGACCTCAAGAGAAATCGAAGAGCTTATTAACGAAATCCAGGAAGAAAGGACAATAACGAGTGACACTATTAACGATAACGAGCTCTCCGTCACCGAGGAAAAAGCCGAAGAAAAGGTCCAAACCGCCTCCTCTGATGCCAACTCCTTGGCTTCAAGGACACTGAAGTGATGGCTATTGCCTTTGTTCTTTGTCTGCAGTTTATGTTTCTGGGGTTTATCTGGGGTTTTGCGACCTCAGAAATGATTGAGTTTTTGATTCCCTTCAAGCTTCAAGGCAAAAAAATTGGCTCAGCAAAAATTTAAAATAGAGCTACCTAAAGACTTGAAACCTCAGCAGAGGCTAGAGCTTGCCGACCTGATCATAGAGCACATTTATGACAGGACAAACCGTGGCCTAGACAAAAAAGGTCGGCGGTTTCCCGGCTACTCCAAGGAGTACATCAACTCTCTTGACTTCAAAATTGCCTCTAAGTCTAAGTCCAAGGTGGACTTACAGCTAAGTGGTGATATGCTAGCAGCAATCAAGATTTTGAATCATTCTTCCGGAAACCTAACGATTGGGTTTGACCGTGGGACTGATGAAAACGCGAAGGCTGAAGGTAATATACTAGGTACCTACGGACAATCTTCGCCGATTCCAGGTAAAAAAAGAGACTTTTTAGGGATTGAAAAGTCGAAACTCAGGGAACTATTGGAGTTCGTCAAGGATGGCGATAAACAGCAGGAAGTCTATTAAAGACGTTTTTAAGCGTCTTAAAGATTCCATCGATGATGCAGTAAAACCTGCCTCACTAAAACCTATCGCAGAATTTACGATAAAGCTTATCGTGAAACGCACGCGCCTTGGTTATGGCGTTGCCAAACAATTTGGCTCTAAAGCACGCCTGAAAGAACTTTCTCTTTCCTATAAAGAGTTTAGAAAAGATTTTAAGGACCTCTCTCCTTATACGTCTGCAAGAAAATCAAACTTGACCCTAACCGGTCAAATGCTTACCAGCATGCGTATTCTTTTCATGAAAAACAAAAAAATTACTATTGGACCGGACGGCCAAAGAAACGATTCAAGCAAGTCAAACGCCGAGATTGCAGACTTTCAAGCCAAAAAAGGAAGAGTCTTTAACCGCGTGTCTGCCTTGGAATTGAACCAAATTGTTAGAGAGTACCGAAGGTCTTTCGGAGATCTTTTAAAGAAAAAACGTCTTCTCAAGTGATGTTCACTAGGGAGGAAAGTTTGACAAGTAAACTTTTTTTAGGAGACAATAAATGTCAGACACTCAAAACCCACTAGCCCCCGAGGGGCAAACTCCTGCTGCCAGTGGCACAGAGTTGGAAATTAGTACCCCAGAGCCAAAAAAAGAAAACGTTTCCTACGACACTCACCGAAAACTTTTAGA